GCGCTGCCATACAAAGAACCATCACAAGTTCTCGCGGGCCTCTTAGACAAAGTGACTGAAGAAGGTCGTCGTCTGGGCTCGATCGCTGATATGAACATCAGTGATATGTCTGCTAACGCACCTGTTGGTACAACGCTTGCATTGTTAGAGCGTCAGCTCAAGACAATGTCTGCGGTTCAAGCCCGCGTGCACTTCAGCATGAAGCAAGAGTTCCAGCTGTTGCGTGACATCATCCGTGACCACACACCAGATGAGTACAGCTTCGACCCAGTTGAAGGTAGCCGCATGGCCAAGCAGGCTGATTACGACATGGTGTCGGTAATTCCAGTGAGCGACCCCAACAGTGCAACGATGGCTCAGCGCATCATGCAGTACCAAGCTGTCATTCAGTTGGCTCAAGGTGCTCCGCAGATTTATGACTTGCCACAGTTGCACAGACAGATGATCGAGGTGCTTGGCATTAAGAATGCAGACAAGCTCGTGCCGATAGATGATGACCAGACACCACGCGATCCTGTGTCTGAGAACATGTCGTTCCTCACTGGCAAACCCACGAAGGCGTTTATCCACCAAGATCACGATGCACACATTGCTGTTCACACCAGCATGATGCAGGACCCGCTCATCATGGGTCAGATTGGTCAGACTCCAATGGCTCAGCAGATGCAGGGCGCGATCATGGCTCACGTTGCTGAACACTTGGCGTTCCAGTACCGTCAGAAAGTTCAGGAGCAGTTGGGCGCAACACTCCCAGCACCAGATGCACAGCTTGACAACAACGTTGAAGTTCAAGTTTCCAAACTTGTGGCACAAGCTGCGACACAACTTCTTGCGATGGACAAAGCCAAGGCAGCTCAGCAGCAAGCGATGCAGCAGGCTCAGGATCCGATCATTCAGATGCAACAAGCTGAACTGCAGATCAAGAAACAAGAAGCTGACATCAAGGCGCTTAAAGTCAAGGGTGACCTCCAGCTCAAAGCTGAGGAGTTGTCACTCAAGGCGCAAGAAAGCGCGGCTAAAACTGGAGAAGATCCAGCGATGGCGGCGATGCGGCTACAGCAAGAGATTGCTCAAGCTCAAGAGTTGCATGGCCTAGAGATGGCGGCTAAACAGATGGAGTTGCAGCAGGCTCAAGCTCAACAGCAGCAAGCACAGATGCAACAACAGCAAGCCATGATGCAGCAGCAACAGATGCACCAGCAGAAGATGGCTCACGGCGGGCAAGTCCATGAGCAGAAACTGCGGCATACCGATCTAGACAGAATTCAGAAGCTAATGCAGAGTAATAAGGAGTAATCATGGCCACCATGCTTGAAGTGTTAAACGGGAAGCTTGAGGAGCACGTCAAGCAGTTGGTCGATGTTGTCAGTGGTGGTGGAGCTAAATCCCACGATCACTACAAAGAACTGTGCGGAACTATCCGGGGTCTGCAAACCGCGCAGTATGAACTTGCTGACCTCGTGCGTAAGACTAAGGAATATGAAGATGACTGAATTTGATGTTGGTGCGGTTGATCTAAGTGGGGTGCTCAATACCTCCGCTGAAGAAAAAGCCAAACAAGTGCCGGATCCAGCGACGTATCACATCTTGTGTATGTTGCCCAAGGCTGAGGAAGAATTTAGCGAGACCGGCATTTTGAAATCGGCCACTGCGATGTACCACGAGGAGCTTCTCTCCCCCGTGTTGTTTGTTGCAAAGATTGGCCCCGATGCGTTCAAAGACGCGACCAGATTCCCATCTGGCCCAAGCTGCAAAGTTGGTGACTTTGTGTTAGTACGTCCTAACACGGGAACCCGCATGAAGATTCATGGTACAGAGTGGAGACTCATCAATGATGACTCTATTCAGGCTGTTGTGCAAGACCCCCGTGGTATCCAACGCCCTAACTAAGGAGTAAATCATGGCTACAGAAGAATTTAAATTCCCCGACGAAGTTGAAAGCAAAAAAGCTAAGACCGAGGAAAAAGTTGACTTTGAAGTTGAAGGCGAGAGCGAGCCTGAGATTGAAGTTGTAGATGACACGCCCCCAGAAGACCGTGGCCGCAAGCCCATGGATGAACCTCCCAAAGAGGTGACGGACGAGGAGTTGGCCAAGTACGATGAGGGTGTGCAGAAGCGCATCAAGCACTTTACTAAGGGTTATCACGAAGAACGTCGCGCAAAAGAGACAGCTGAACGTGAACGTGAAGAGGCTTTTAAGCTGGCGCAAGCCGTGCTGGAAGAGAATAAAAAACTCAAGGGTTCTGTCAATCAGAACCAAACGGCTCTCCTAGAACAGGCTAAGCGTGTGGTCTCGAACGAGGTCGAAACTGCTAAGCGCATGTACAAAGAAGCTTACGAATCTGGGGATTCTGATAAGTTAGTTGAGGCTCAAGAAGCACTTACTATCGCAAAGATCCGCGCAGATAAAGTAAATAATTTTAGGCCAGCCTCTTTACAGGAAGAAGAAACTCCTGTACAAATCACCCAACAGCCCACCAGAGCTGCGCCAGTTGACGAAAAACTACTTGCATGGCAAGACCAAAATCAGTGGTTTGGAAGCAACAAACGTATGACAGCCTATGCTTTGGGCTTGCATGAAGATCTGGTGGCTGAAGGAATTCCGAGTGGCAGTGAAGAATACTACCGACGTATCAACACTGACATTAGGCAAAGATTCTCGGATCAGTTTGGAGCCGAAGAGTCCGTTGATGCGAAACCTCAACGCACTAAATCCAACATTGTTGCACCTGCAACCCGTAGCACAGCGCCTAAAAAGATCGTGCTTACGCAGACACAGGTGAATCTCGCCAAGCGGTTGGGAGTTCCATTGGAACTGTACGCCCGTAAGGTTGCTGAAGAAATGAGGAAATAAAAATGGAAAAATCTAATCGAATGATACGTGAACTTGATACACGCGAAAAGCTGGAGCGCCCAAAACATTGGATGCCCCCGCAACTTCTGCCTGACCCCAATCCAGAGGCAGGCTATGCGTTTCGTTGGATCAGGATTGCATCGTTAGGTAAAGACGACGCCACTAACATTTCTGGAAAATTACGCGAAGGCTGGGAACCTGTTAAGGCTTCTGACCACCCTGAGATTCGCTTGTTTGGTTCTAGCAGCAATGCTAAGTTTCCTGATAGCGTTGAAGTGGGCGGCCTGTTGCTTTGCAAAACACCTGTGGAGCTTACTGAACAGCGCAATGATTACTACCGAAAACAATCGGAAGCTCAGATGCAGTCAGTAGACAACACTTACATGCGCGAAAATGATCCGAGGATGCCTATGTTTAAAGAACGTAAGTCCACGGTCACTTTCGGAAAAGGTACTTAAATTTTTTTGGAGTCTTAAATGGCACTAACAGCTGCACCCTATGGGCTACGACCCATCAATCGTATCGACGGCATGCCCTATGCTGGCGCTACGAGTCAGTTCTTAATCGATCCTGCTGGCGAAGGTACTAACTTGTTTTATGGACAAGTTGTTATCATCGGCGCTGACGGTTATATCGCTCTGTCTACCGCTACCGGCGCAGACATCACTACCAATAACCTTGGTGGTTCTGGCGTAGGTGCAATCGGCGTTTTCGTCGGTTGTTCTTATATCAACGCACAAGGCCAGCAAATTTACGGCCAGTATTACCCCTCCGGCACAACCGGTGTGGTGACTGCATACGTAATCACTGACCCGTTTGTTACCTTCCAAGCTCAGCTTGACGGTTCTGCCGCTCAATCCGCTTTGGGTACTAATACCTTCTTTGCCGCTGTACAGAGCACTAGCACTGGTTCAACCCAGACTGGTAACTCTACTAGTGCTTTGGAGTCAACCGTGGTTACTACTGCTGCGGCCTTCCGTATTGTGGGCTTTGCTTCCACTCCCGGCGATGCGTATACTGATGTGTTGGTTAAATTCAACCCCAGTGCCCATTCGTTCTTAAACAACGTTGGCCTGTAAGGAGTAAATTACCATGGCAATTTCACGCGCACAACTACTTAAAGAGTTGCTCCCCGGTCTGAACGCATTGTTTGGTTTAGAGTACGCTAAGTACGGCGAAGAGCACAAAGAGATCTACGAAACAGAGTCATCTGAGCGTAGCTTCGAAGAAGAGACAAAGCTGTCTGGCTTCGGTCAAGCACCAGTCAAAAACGAGGGTTCTGCCATCGCTTATGACAATGCACAGG